TAATTAGTGATTCTTCGCTGTCCTGAAACAAGCCTAAGGCCCTGTTGCAGTTGTGACATAAAAGCCCTCTAACTTCCCCTGTTGTGTGGCAGTGATCTACCACTAGCTTCACTGTATGACACTCTGCCATGACAAAGCCATCGCCTTGACAAATCTTACACTTTCCCTCTTGGTTTTCATGCATCTGCTCATAAGTCTTTTTATCAATACCGTAGAGGCGCATTAAGTACCTATTCTCGTAACCACGATCTTTACACGGGTCAGAGCAGTACATATGGCTTGGTGCTTGAGGGCTGAAGACTTTCTCGCAGCTCTTACACGGCTTTGGATTGAACGCCTTGTTAGGATACTTATCTGGGCTCGCAGTCATGGCGCTATGTGAAGGGTTTCCGTTTGAATAGTTCATCAGTGTGTCTCAGCCCAGGAATCACCTATCTTAAACTCACCGTCCATAGGGCACCTTAGATCATAGTATTCCCCAGCAAGGATGATGGAGTTCCGTAGTATTTCACCAACCTGCTCTGCGTGTGCCTCAAGCACCTCTAGCTGCCACTCATCGTGAACATTAGCCACGAACATGTAATCTAGCCCAGCCTTTTTGAGTAAATCATCAGCAATGACAAGAGCCCTTTTCATAATCACACTACCAGCACTCTGTAGCAGCGAGTTTAGAGCTGAATGCTCACTTCTAATTGGGATTTTACGACCATCTAAAGAAAGGATGTGGCCCTTACGAGAAGCTTGCTTAACCCGATCTACTAGGTTACCCAGTGCTGGTAAGGCCCTAAGAAACTTAGCTTTCAATCGCTTACCTTCAGCGGCAGTGCCGCCCACTATCTCACCAATTTTAGCGTCACCGGCACCATAGCACCAGCCATAGAAGAAGGTCTTAGCTTGATTTCGCGTAGATAGACCAGCAGCCTTTTGGTTGGCGGTATGTATATCTCCTTTTAAAATCTCCTGTGTATATTCCTCATCTTGCATATAGTGCGCTAGCATACGTAACTCTAGGCCACTGGCGTCACACCCAACAATCTTATAGCCAGTCTTAGCTACCCAGCAGCTACGCATCTCAGGGCCCAGCCATTTGTTACCAGCGACCACCTGAGCCATGTTTGGGTTTGAGTGTGTCATTCTGTCCGTCACCGCACCCACAGGATTCACATCACCATGTACACGACCATCACCACCCACAGCATCTAACCATGAGTTGATCATAGCAATGCGTTTAACGATTGTAAGGTACTTGGCTATCAAAGCAGCCTCTGGTATGCCTGTGACAGCCTCTAGCTCAGTCTCTGAGACAATAGGGTGTCCAGTGTCTGTATAGCCATTAGGCTCCCAGCCAAAGTCTATTAGATACTCAGCGATCTGCTGACGGGAACCTAAGTTAAACTCTGGGAATTCGATGCGAGTCAATGGGCCCCCAACTTTCTCCAGACAGTCATCACCTAAGAACTTAAGGCCTACTGAGGACATTGAGCCATCCTTCTTAATCTTAGGCTCAATTTCTTTGACCAGCGTAGCCTTAGGTTTAAAGCGTTGGTGAACTTCCTGCTCTAGTTCCTCCTTGAGCTCCTTAAGATCGGACAGTAGGTCAAGGCATTTACGCTGATCAAGAAGCCAGCCATTAGCTATCTGCTGGGCGATGACACGCTGCACCTCTTGCTCTAAAATAACGTGCCCAGGAATATCTTGTTTTACATCCATATGTTCTGCATCCGCTCTACTTGTGTGATGTCTGCGTCAGGGTAGTGCAACTTAAACTTATCAATAGCTTCTGTAATACTAGAGGCTGCGACATACTCTTTAGACTCTGCGTCCTGAAGGTAGCTTATCTTGTAACATTCAAATTCAGTCATATTGTTTTCCTCAGTTCCTGTTAATAGTATAACATATGGTTATAAAAAAGTGTCCTAGAAAGCATCCTCTGAACTAAAGTCCTCAGGTGCAGCACAAGGTGTCATGCGTCCAGTGAACTTGTCGTAGCGAAGGTAGCCAGCAGTCCCCACATCACCCACAAAGCGGTTCTTATCAACGACCACAGAGGTGATATTAGCCATCTCAGGGTTCTCATGGTGCTTGTCACGCTCTAGGAAGATCACTGCGTCAGCTAGCTTACCTATGCCCTTAGACCCCCTCAGGTTCCTATCGCCACTGGTGTGTGACACTAGGTGCAGGCAGATATCCAGCTCATGTACTAATGACCTAAACTCAGTCATAAGCTCATCAATACCAGACCAGTCACCAGAGGCACCAGCGACACTTGAGAGTGCTATGTGCAGGTGATCTAGGACAATGTACTTACAGTCTAAAGCTTTAGCCATATACCTAATTCGGGCTTTGAGGGTGTCGATGTTATTCTGCCACCCTTTATGGTCTAGTAGGACATAGCGATCACCTTTAGTTACTTGGTCCCAATAACCCTTAAGCTCTTCCTCAGTCACCTTATCAAGTTCCTTGTGGAGTGGGCGACCAGCAGCAAAGCTCATCCATCCTAAGGTAGTCTTTGCAATGCTCTCTTCCAGCATCAGGCAACCCACTCTAGCGTCAGTAGTCTCAATCAGGTGCGCCTGTATCTCTCGCATAGCCTGAGACTTACCAATGCCTGTGTCAGCGGCCCATATAACAATCTCCTGCATACGCTGACCTAACAGGTACTCATTAAGAAAGTCCCAAGGGTAAGGTGTGCTGGGTGTGTCACGGTACTTAAGTATAGCACCCCAAGTCTCACTGATGGGCACAATACCATCAGGTGCATACACCTTAGCATCCCACCAGGAACTAGTGAACGCTTTTGTCTCACGATTCTCTAGCATTTCTCCTGCATCTTTGCGAGGCAGTGTAACAATCTTACATTTGTTAGGGCTAAAGAGTTCCTTTGATTCATTAGTGGCCTTATGCCCTGCATCATCATTGTCGAAGCACAGTATCACATTATCGTACCCCTCAAGGAATTCTAGGTTAGCCTTGATATCTCTAGCGGCACTGCCAGCACCATCCTTGATTGAGACTACATCCCAGCGGTTATCAAACATCTCAGACACTGCTAAGGCGTCCTCTTCGCCCTCAGTGATCGTTATGTACTTACCCCTGCCACTGCATGTTTGTTGTCCGAAAAGCCCTATGCCCTCTCTATTGCCACTCCAGCGTTGATTATCCTTGTCATTAACGTCCTTACGCTTAGCCGCAGTAGGCTTACCTGTCTCTATGTTACAGTAAGGGAAGTTAGTGTAGCTGATCTTACCAGCAGTATCGTATTCTACGGTTACACCAAACTTGCGACAGGTCTTTACACTAAGGCGTCTGCTGTCTATTGCTGCTACAACTCCATTCATTTCTAATGCCCTCTTAGGTTTAACATAGTTTGATGCTTCAGTGCTACTCTGGTCGCTGTGGACATGGTAGGTGCAGCCAGGAGAAAAGCAATGCTTGCCGCCATCCTCCCATACTGCCACGTTGTTCTTACTACCACACTCTGGACACCCTTCCTTTCTAATCATCGTTAATTTCCTTAGTTAGCTCCCGCCTCAGACGTTTGTTGTAGGCTCTCTTAAGCTTCTTAATTTGACCACTTTTCCAGTTATGAAAGCTCCTGCTCTTACCGCTGAAAGCATCGTACTCATCCCCACTTGTCAGGGGCACTTTGCGCTTAGTCATCAGCGGGCATCTCAGGCAGCAGGTGCCACACTCTGTAGTCTTCCATGGCATAGTTCACCACATGGTGGCTAAGTGGTTCGTTAATTTCTGCTAATGAGGGTTGCTCATACATAACATCCTCACGTAACACAGCGGTATACATACCTTGATAGATAGGCTTCTCCATGACCACCAGAACTGGTGTGTTCTCAGGTGGTAGTTGATCTTTAAAGTTAATCCAGCTCATATGTATCTCCTACAGTGAAAACAGGGGCCCCTAAGGGCCCACAAAGTATACCAAAGTGCCTGTTAGAACTCGTCAGGCACCTCAGCCTCAGCGAACTCCACCACACGCACACGATTAGCATACGCTGGTGTGCCCTTGTCAGTAGGGTCACCTGCTTTGTACAGGACACGTACCTTAGACCCCCTTGGAAGCTCACCTGTCACTGGCTGGTCATCCAGATCAACCACAACTGGCTGAAACTTAGAGGTGAACTTACGCTGGCGATTGCCCTCATAAGTCTTGACAGCAATGCCATCACCTTCCAGCAACGTAGCCTCAGCATCACCTATAGTGAGTACAAGGCTATACTTACCTGTGCTGCGACCTTCGTAAAGTTCATGCTCTGTCAGGTTGCTGAA